CAGAACCGATTTTTTGACACACCAGCCCCGCCCCCGACCCCATGCAATTCTCTCTCTCTTGCGAATCAGAACGAACTGGCTGGAACTGGCGAGGATGGTGACGGGAACTGGATGATTGGCAGGGAACAGCCCCGATTGGTCACGGCTGGTTTGGGGGGAATTTCGTTTGGGCCTTTCATTGCTGAGTGGGCGGAGCGTGTGCAGGGTGTGACGTTGATGCCGTGGCAGCGTGTGGCGTTGGATGGCCAATTCGAAACAGCTGCGCTGGCGGATGGTTCACCTGATCAGTTTGGTTTTGTGTTTCGTGAATCTCTTGTGTCTACGGCCCGCCAGCAAGGAAAGTCTGTTGCGCTGACTGCGGCTATCGGCTGGTGGATTACTGAGTTTGCAATTCTGCGTGGCGCACCGCAGCACGTGTTGTCTGTGGCTAACCGTTTGGACCGTGCTGAGGGATTGTTCACTGTCCTAGCTCCGATACTGGTGGAAAAGTTTGGCGGGAAACAGTTGGCTGCGATTGGCCGAAAATCTGTCACGATGCCTGACGGGTCCACATGGGAAATCCGTGCAGCATCATCCCGTTTGCATGGTGGGTCCTATGACGCTATTTTCGCTGACGAGATTTTTGACATTGACCCTGATGTGATTGATACGGCGTTGAGGCCGTCACAGATTGCACGGCGTTCACCGTTGCTCTCGATGTGGTCCACCGCTGGTGATGAATCATCCACGGCGATGCAACAGATTCGTTCAATGTGTATTGCAGACATGGATGCGGGTGTGCGTGGTTCCACGTTCATGGCGGAATGGTCACTTGCCCCAGGTATGGACCCTAAGAACGAACGGAACTGGTGTTGGGCCAACCCCGCTCTAGGGACCACTGTCACCATCGAGGCGTTGCGTGCCGTGTCCAAAAAGGAATCATTCCTGCGTGCGCATTTGAACATGTGGGTGGCTGCACGTGGCGCATGGCTCGAACCTGGCGTGTGGGACGGATTGTTGACTGGTGATCCCATGCCTGCGGGCGGTGTGTTGAGTGTTGAATCATCACTTGATGAGGCGAGATTCGTGGGTGTGCGTGCAAGCACAGACGGCACAAAAACACATGTGCATGTGGAATTCGTTGTGGATTCCGAAACGCAAATGTGGGATGAGGTTGCACGTGTCCTAGTGGACCAGCGTGTGCAACTAGCGGTCACACCCACATTGGAAATTCACGTGCCACCACAGTTTCAACGACGCATGTGTGTTGTCGGCTACGGCGAATTGGTCAAGTTCACACCGTTGATGAAAACGATGGTGCTGGAGGGACGGGTCACGCATCACGGCCATTTGCTATTGGCGGAACAGGTGCAACGGGCGGTCATTGTCCGGACCGCTGGAGGAAACATCGTTTTGTCATCACAGAAATCACCAGGGCCGATTGAACTGGCACGAGCTATGTGCTGGTCTGTTGCGCTCGCATCAAAACCGCAAACAAACACAAAACCGTTCATGGTGATCGCAAAGTAACTACACTCAACACCAGTAGTGGGCTACCTTGTCGGGAGGTAGTCCGCTACACAGATTTCAAGGAACCCCGCATGGCATTTTTCAACAAAGTGAACAAGGCAGCGATAAGCCCTGCACCGCCACAAATCAAAGCTGCAGCGGCGGGTGGGTATTCACCAAATAGTGCTGGTTTGGGTCCTGCAATGATTGGTCAGTACTACACGTACCAGGAAGGCCAACTACGCAACCGTTCAATGCAGATTCCAGCGGTGTCTCGTGCGAGAGATTTGCACGCATCCGTGATTGCGTCAATGAGTTTGAAAATGTATCGGGAACGCTGGAACGACACGGAAAAAGAAATGGAGGAGGAGTACATCGCTCCCCGTTCATGGTTGCGCCGTCCTGACCCTGCCATCCCGTATGAAACACTCATGGCGTGGACGCTTGATGACCTGTTCTTTTTTGGGCGTGCATTTTGGTACATCACATCCCGCACCCAGGACGGCTACCCCGCATCATTCACACGTTTGCCTGCAGGCTCCATTGAGACAATCGACCAGGCAGGACCAGTGTGGTTTGCACCATCAAATTCCATTTCATTCAACGGCGGCGAATTAGACCCCGCAAACCTGGTGCAGTTCATCAGCCCTGTGCAAGGTGTCATTTACATGTCCGAGCAAACCATCGCCACCGCACTCAAAATTGAGGACAGCCGTTTTCGCAATGCGGCATCGGCCATACCATCGGGCATCCTGAAACAAACAGGTGGAGAACCGCTATCAGCGCAAGAACTAGCAGACCTTGCTGCGGCATTCAACGCTGCACGAGCCACAAACCAAACCGCAGCACTAAATGAGTTTCTGTCCTACGAACCCACCAGCGCAACACCCGACAAAATGTTGCTCATCGAATCTGCAAACTATTCCGCACTGGACATCGCCCGTTTGTGTAACTGCCCGCCGTACCTACTCGGAGTCAGCACAGGTTCCTATTCGTACCAGTCATCCGAGCAGGCACGCATGGACATGTGGATGTTTGGAACCAAAATCTATGCGGAATGCATTGCAAGCACACTTTCCAGTGACGCAGTTTTGCCACGTGGAACCTACGTGGAATTTGATACCGATGACTATCTCGGAGAGACATACTCAATGGACACTGAACGGGTAGATGTTCAGGAAAACACACAGGAGGAATTAGCGTGATTCGCTTAGTCACTGATCAGGTAACCGTCACCGCACAGGCTGGTGACGAAACAGGAGAACGCCGCATCGATGCGATTGCGGTCCCTTATAACGTTTTTGCAACCGTCAGCGGTGGGCAAGAGGTCATGTTCAAACCAGGGTCATTGCCCGTAGATGGACGCAACCCCCGTGTTTTCATGTACCACGATTCCACAAAAGTTGTGGGTGCAGTAGTGGAACGAGTGGACACCCCTGAGGCCATGCTCGCATCAATGAAAATCAGCCGCACCGCACTCGGAGATGAGGCCCTGGTGCTTGCCAGTGACGGCGTGATGGATGTGTCCGTAGGTGTGAACGTCCTGGAATACACCGAGGACAAACAGGGACGCATGGTTATCACCGCAGCTGAATGGCAAGAATTGTCATTAGTTCCCACAGGAGCGTTTGCGGGTGCTACCATCACCGATGTGGCTGCACAAGCGGACACTAATCCCGACACAGAAACAGAACCCACAGAACCAGTCGAGGAGACACCCGTGGAACTTGAAAACGAATCCGTACAGGTTGAAGCAGCAGTGCCTACCGCACCAATTCCTGCACAAGTCAAAAAGAATTTCGGAATGCCAACCGCAGGTGAATACCTTGCAGCATTCCACATTGGTGGCGACACCTGGCAGCGTGTCAATGCTGCAGCAACCGAGGCAATGAACGCACGCCAGTCAGTATTTGCTGCGGCTGGTACAGGTGGAAATACCAACACGGAAAACACTCCGGGCTTGCTCCCTGTTCCTGTGTTGGGACCTGTGTTTGAGGACCTGAACTACGTGAGGCCTGTGGTCGCAGCAGTGGGCGCACGTGCGTTTCCTGGTGGCGGCGAACAGAAAACCTTCATTCGCCCGACGTGGACCACACACACCAGCGTTGCATCACAGGCGAACGAACTCGGAACAGTGTCTGCAACATCGCCACAGATTGCGTCAAACGTAATCAGCAAAACAACTTTGAGCGGCAGCGTTACCTTGTCAGTTCAGGATGTGGACTTTACGTCACCCGCAGCGATGGAAATCATCCTGCGTGACCTTGCATCGCAATACCTTTTGGCATCGGACAACCTTGCAGCCGATGGCCTTGTCGCTGGTGCATCCGCATCAGGTTCCACATGGACCGTCACCGCTAATGATCCATCATCATTGATTGAATCAATCTATGACGCAGCAACCGACATTCTCAGCGCATCAAATTTCCTGCCTGACCACGTTTTCGTGTCACCTGACGTGTGGAAAAAATTGGGCGGTCAGTTAGACGCAGACAAGCGTCCGGTGTTCCCATACGCAGGAGCTGCAGGTTTGATGGGTGTGAATGGCATGGGTACAGCCAATGTGACCGTGGCCAACACATTCAACCCATTTGGATTGAACCTTGTTGTGGACCGCAACTTTGCTAACGGCACAATGGTTGTGGCACGTGGCGCAGCCATTGAGTACTACGAACAAATCCGTGGACTCATGAGCCGAGAGGTACCATTGTCGCTCGGTCGGGAATTCAGTTACTACGGCTATGCAAGCCTGTTCGTGGCTGATTCCGATTTGGTCAAGTCCATCACAGTCGCCTAGTCCGAAAGGCGGACCGCCATGGCGGTTTACACAGTTATCGCACACCAACGGCTATCCGACTATGCCGTAGTGCAAACACTCACAGACACACCTATCGAACCAGGGCAATCCATCACGCTCGGTGGATTAGGCCACGGCCTGAACGGCGCACACACCGTTTTGTTTTGCCCACAGTACGAATTCATCGGCGTGGATAACACCACAGGTGAATGGATGTACAACGAAACTGTTGCCATCCCAAACCAGGTGTTGTTTTACGATGAAGGCGATGACCTGGAATTCAGTACGGCGGTCCCCACCG